GATCAAGAACTATAAATGGGCTGTTGACAAAAATAATAAAAGGGTAGGTAAGCCCGTAGATAAGTTCAATCATTTACTTGATGCACTTCGTTATGTAGCTTTAATACACTTAAAGAAACACAATAGAGGTTGGTATGCAATACGTTAAAAAAGTTTTAGCGTTTATGTTTTTTTTAAATTATTTCACATTTATTAATTATGAAGAAGATTACTTTTACATTACCTACAACGTGGGACGACATAACACTTGAAAAGTATATTAATCTACGTCCTGTACTACAAACAGAGCAGAAGCCTATACAACGTATTATAAATATATTATGCGTTCTTACAGGCGAAAAAAAAGAAGTAATAAAAGATATATCCTTAGAACAGTATAACGATCTTATTAAAAAGATGAAGTTCTTAGAAACTGAACTGCCTAAGACGTTAAAAGCTAAGAGATTTAAAGTAGGTGGTAAATGGTACGAATTTCAATTAGATGCAAGAAAGCTACTGTTTGGCGAATACATAAGTGCTATGGAATTGTTACAAGACGCGTCAACTAATGAAGATGTTATCTTTAATAACCTACATAAGATACTTACTACAATATGCAGACCTGTAGAACGTAAGTATTTACGTTGGCACGATGTTGATATTAATGGCGAAGTAATACGGGAAACGTCAGAAAACTTCTATAAAAATATGCCTATAACTATTGCATATCCTATAGGTGTTTTTTTTTATCATCACTTGGCCAACTCAACTCAGGATATAAAAACTTATTTGATACAGAAAGCGACACAGAAGATAAAACAAGTGAAACAAGAAATGAAGAATTTACCAAGCTTTGGGGCTGGTGGATAACACTAGATAATTTGACAAATTCACGAATAGATAAATGGGATATAATACAAAAGTACGAAGTGATAAAGGGATTAAACATAGTAGCTTATTTCAGCGATAAGCAGAAGCACGAAGCACAGATACATAGGGACGCTATGAACAAACATAGAAGATAATGGCAAATGATAATTTAGAAAGTCTATTAGGTAGTGCTGAACATTTCAACTTAAATGAATTAGAGGTTGTAGACCAGCCTACTTCTTTAGTTGAGGTGCTTAATAATTTGGCTGCTGAAATGATACGCTGTTTACAGGCGACAATAGATAAAGATAACTTAGTATATAAAGGCAATCTAAGAGATAAGATGCGTATGCCTGTAAAGCTATTTGGCACTACGTTAGTAGCAGAACTGTACTTAGAAGATTACTACAAATTTATGGATCAAGGTGTAAAGGGTGTTACTACTTTTAAAGATGGTAGCAACAATCCAAGAGCAACACTAAAAGCACCTAATAGCCCTTTTCAGTTTAAGCGTGGTCCTAAGGTAGAATACATTAGGGACTGGGCTAAAAGCAAAGGACTTAATGAATACATAGTTAGAAATGTTATTGCGTTTCAAGGATTAAAGCCTAGATACTTTTATACTAATTGTGTAGAAGAAACTTTTACGGGTGCTATTTGGGATAAGTACCTAAAAGACTTTAGCACAGTTACAGGCAAAAATATTACTAAGCAATTTAAAAAAGGATTTAAAAAGAAATAGATTATGGCAATTACAGGAGTAACAACAGAGCCTCAAGATTATAGAACGGTTTACAATTCAATAGAATACGTTGCAACAAGTGACGAAACTGCAACAGCTAGATTTAAATATTTATTTGACGTTTACGATGGTGCTGTTTTGTTAGGCAGATTGAAAGTACCAGCAGACCCTGATGGATATGGCAGAAGCGATATACATGGGATATGTGAAAGTTATCTTACTAAAGATTTGGGTACTATTAACACTACTACTACTGCTGATGCTTTTACAGATAATCCTAATAGCTATAAAGAATTTACTGTAAAGATAGGCGAAGAATACGATGTAGGTGGAACGCTAACACCTGATCCAGATCAACAAACAAAAACAGTAATTGTATTCAACGGATGCCTACCAAATTATAGAGGTGGTGATTTAAACTTTGTAGATTATCAGGCAACGGATTACTTTGAAAACTTTACAGTAAATGCAGTAGATAGAAAGTATTTAACAAATGCACCTAAAGGCTCAGGCATAAATAAAACAGATAATCAAAGTGTAGAATTAACAGATGAAGGTTGGTTATACTTTTTATACGATCATGGTTCTAATCCTGTTACAGATTGTGAAATTACTCTTTACGATTCTGCTGGTGTGGTTACTGCTATTCATACTATTGATAATAATGTAGGTTCGTTGACAGATAAAAAAATGCTTAAAATACCAGCAGCACCAAATACTATCAATAACATTAATCCTACTGAATTTACAGTTGCACCAGTACAGCCAATTATAACAACTGAAACGTCATACAAGATTATATTAAAAGATACAGGCGTTCAAGTATCAGAGCCTATTTACTTTAATATAGATTCAGAATGTAGGTATGAAGTAAGACGATTAGAATTTTTAAATGCATTGGGTGGCTTCGATTGTTTCAACTTTACAAAGGTTAGCAGAATTAGTGAAGATGTAGAACGTAAATACTTTAAGCAGAACCCAGATAATATGACAAGCGGAGTTATTACTTATGCTCAAAGTGATAAAGAAAAAACTCAATATTATACTAAGGGAACACCAAAAATGAAACTAACAAGTGATTGGGTAGATGTAGCAACTTTTAATTGGTTAGTAGAATTAATTGAAAGTCCTGAAATATATCTTTATGATAATGGTAGTAGAATAGCAGTACAGAACATAGAAGGAAACTGGGAACAGAAAGTAGCTGCTGCTGATACGGTATTTAATTTAGAAGTTACTTTAGAATTTACTATGGATAATTATAGACAAAGATTTTGATTAAAGAAGAACTATATATTAGCTATATATCAAAACAGATATATATAACAGGAACTACTACAAGTGATACAACGGATAAGCTTATAGATAGCGGTGCTTTGTTTATTACAGGAACAACGCCTATTAGTCAGAATGATCTTGTATTTAATACTAATACTAATCTATCTGCTAAAGTTGTTAGCGTTGATAGTGATACGCAATTAACACTAAGTGTAGATATATTTCCAACGGGTAGTTCACCTATTGGATATAAGATATATAAAAAGATTACTGAACGAGTTGAGTTACTTGAAAGTTTAAATCCTAATATCACTTTTAATATTGCAGACATAGCTAAACCAGATCAACGTAAAAGCGATTATTCTAAAACTATTAAACTACCTGGTAGTAAGAAATTGAACCAAGTATTCGAAAACATATTTGAAGTCAATATTGATTTAAACACTTTCAATCCTAATTTAAAAACTGATGTACTTTATTTAGTTGATGGTGAAATTAATCTGGATGGCTATCTACAATTAAAGCAAGTTGATATTTTAGATAATGACGATGTAGTATATCAATGTACTATTGTTGGAAGGGTAGGTAACTTTATAAAAGAATTAGGTGCTAATGAATTAACCGATTTAGATATGTCAAGTTTAAATCATTTATACGATAAGACTAGACAGGTGGCAACTTGGAATTATCCGTTAAGTACTGACTATGTTTATCCAATGATTAACTATGACATTAATTATGCGGGGCAACCATTTACAGAAGGTTGGGATGTTGAAGATTTTTACCCAGCTATAACAGTAAAGAAATATATAGATGAAATATTTAGTGCTGCTGGTTATGAATATACTTCAGCTTTTTTTGATGCTGCTTATTTTGAGAATTTAATAATACCATTTTCTTCTAAGAATTTTGCACTTACAGAAACAGCAATTAACGCAAGAATATTCGAAGCTAATACGCCTGAAGTACAGGCTACGGGCTTAGACTATTTATATGCTTTAGAGCAAAATGATTGGACTTCTTTTGATGATGATGTTATTAATAATACAACAGAAGTGTATGATGTTAGTAATGTTCATAGTATAGTAACAGGTGTTTATACTCCTAATGAAGATGGCTATTATAATATCGAAGCTATGTTACAACTTCAGGGCGTATTTACTGCACCTTCTGCGGGTGTAACAAATTATGAATTAGTTAGTTATATACATGGTTATATAGAAATAAATAAATATACTAGCGGTGGTGTATTTGTTAATACTTTAGATCAGATAACTTTTGGCGTTTCTGATATAGGGGCTTCAGTCGCACCTTCAGGAACAGCAACAACAGCAGCAGCACCAACAACACCATCAACAGATTATATATATTGTAATGTAGCGCAAGGTTTTACTGCTGTTACATATAGTGGGTCGAATACTAATTCTATATGTAATAAATATTTTGTTAATGCTAGTAATGTTTTTTTAAGTTCAAACGAACTAATTAAATTAGAAATTAAATATGCTGTTCGTAAAGACTCAGTTTATAATGCTTTGTTTGGTGCGAGTGGTTGGCGTATAGGTGGCACTTATTACAGTGGTCCTGTTAATGGCTATAAGCTAAATTTATTAAGTGGATATTTTAAAAATAGTGTTGTTAATAGTGGATATGTAGAAGGTAATACTATTGATATGAACGGTGTAATACCTTTAAAAATAAAGCAAAAAGATTTCTTTATGTCTATTGTAAAGATGTTTAATTTATATGTGCAGTCTGATACAGCTAATGAAAAGAATTTATTTATAGAACCTAGAGATGATTTTTATAATAGTACTGTTGCTGATTGGTCGCAGAAATTAGACGTAAGTAAACAGCTTGAGTTTTTACCGATGGGTGCTTTAGATAGTAAAGAATATTTATTTACCTACAAGCAAGATAAAGACTATTATAACGAATTATATAATGATACTTGGGGTGAAATTTACGGGCAAAGAAAAGAGGAAGTTGTTAATGATTTTATAAATAAGACTTTTAAAACTGAAATAATATTCAGTCCAACTCCAAGCGTAGGTCAAGAATGGTATGATAGGGTTATACCAACCATTATAAAATTTGATGATAAAAACGGAGTGCAAAGAACAGAAAGCAACATTAGAATACTACAATGGGCGGGAATGAAAAGTACAGATTTTCAATGGACTTATGATGATAATAGCGGTTCATTAGATTTACGAAATGAATATCCTTTTGCTGGAATGTATAATGAACCTTTTCAACCAACAGAAGATATAGGCTTTGGATTAACAAATGAAATCTACTGGGCAGCAGTATTTAATAAAACAATTATTTGGAGTAATAGCAATTTATATAACAAATTTTATAAAAAGTTTATAGAAGAAATTACTGATATTAATAGTAAGATAGTAAAAGGCTGGTTTTATTTAAGACCAAGCGACATTAGAAACTTATCATTTAGAAACCAATATTATTTTGATGGTGCTTACTTTAGACTAAATAAAATAGAAAATTACAATCCAAGCAATCCAATTACGAAATGTGAATTTCTAAAGATCAAAGACGCTGATGCTTTTGTAACAGATACTACTACTGCAACAGGCGGTATAGATGTAAAGCTAGGAACTGAAGACGTACCTAAATTTGCTAATGGGGATGCACAGTTAAAAAACGGAAATAGTCTAGGTAATAGAAGTCAAAACATACAAGGTAACGATAACTATATT